ATGTTTCATCAAGAAGAGTAGACAAAGTATTGGCTGACTTTTACACTTTGGTAATGACATTGGCCTCGTTCATGCTTCTATTGACTACGTTCAACAATCCACACCTTTATTCTGCGTACCAGTACAGGTTGGGACTATTCCCAAAAGAGCAATCTTACGCCGAGTTTTACGATAAATATCTAGAATCAACCAAATCAGAGACGGGTTTCTATAAAAGAAAGCCAGATTCAGGTGATGAAATCTCTCATGATGAAGTTTTGGGAATATTTTACAACCTAATAAAAACAAACCCAGCAGCTTCTATTGAATTTGCAATGAACATCTACAAGCACAGCGGAAGGGTTTACTCGTTTGAGAAAAACAAAGGAGATCTGGCCAGGTATGTTCTGAAGCACTTCGATCTAAGGGGAGTGGTGGCTCAAGCAGCCTTTGGGAGCGTTGATCTGGTCGACCAGACGCTTTGGTCTGGATCAATACTAGTCACTGCCTTCGATGGAGATCCTGGGTGCTCGTCAGATCTGCGAGCTTGGATTGCCGCTGAATTTGCCGATAAGAGCTATCTTCCACACCTTTCCATGGAAGTCTTCAGATGGAAGAAGAAACGCGATGGAGAGACGGTTTACGACTGTTTTAAGCAATACTTCAGTCAGCGTCCCGATATCTATGAAGCAGCAAAAGGAGTGTCTTGGTAACCAAAGAAGATCCTCAGCAAATCCAAGTCTCAATAGAAATGAACTCAAACAGGACTGAGGTGTGCATTATATTCACATGCTCAGAACCAATGGAGTCTGACCAACTTTATCAGGCATTAGAAACACTAATTAGATCTCATGGCGAAAAAATTGGAGAAGATCAATGCGCTCACTGATAGAAGGACCGTGTACGATAAGGTTTTACCTAGAGCCATCACTCAAAAGACCATGGCTTATTGAGATCCCAGACAGAAGCAAGTTTTACGGACACAAGATTATTAAAATGCGTGAACTCGATATAGACGTTTCAATGCATTCGGAGATAGACGAAACAAATGGAAAACAACGACGATACAAGCTGGTCACAGAACCATCAGTCTTCATTTATCACGATGACGAAGGATACTGCTGCATCACAAGAACCAGAGAAGAGCTCGAAGCCCTCGAAAACATCCCGTCCGTTCATGATGTCGGGTAAGTTCTATCTCGCAGTATTCAGGTCTAACGACGGAAGGCCTTGCATATCAAATGGACTATACAGAGACGAAGAAGAAGCAAGAAAAGAACTCGGGAAAGACTTCTTAGGGCTTTACACCCACATCGATCCATTCGAGTTCTTCTTTAAAGGTTAGTTCTGCTTTTTGCTTTCAATACCTTTATCAAGCCTGTAACCGGCGTTACCAAGTCGAATAATATCCACAGAATGTCTTGCGGCAGATTGAGCGGATCTAGCTGTTTTGCTTGAGTTTCCAAGAGACTTTTCAGCTTCGAACATAAGGTCCGAAATAGTCCGGTTAAAATATGTTTGCTGTGCAGTATTCTGTCCTTTTAAAAATATTCTAGCAATAGTTCTGATATTTCTATCTGAAACTCCGTATGACGCGGCATCTTTTATTGCTTGAACCAGTTTTTCTTGCTCTGTAAAGCTAATTCTACCAGGATTAACTCTGGAGATTGAGTCAGACACAACAGCAAGTCTTTTGATTTTAGCAAAGGCCTCTTCACCGAAGATAGAAATCATGTTCTCTTTTACGTTCTTATTGGTGAATAGATCCAAAATACCCTTACCATCAACTTCGATTCTTCCAGTCTTAGGGTTTGGAACTAAGAACATCTCTTCTAAGTTATCAAAAACAGCCGCCTTAACGTTATCCATTGTGTCTTTTGCAACTACTAACTTAATAAGATCTACAGTCTCAGTGTTTGGAGAAAGTAATAGCTGCTTACCAAAAGAAGATGGGTCCTTTTTTAAGTGCTTATTTAACTCTCGAACATTATCAATTGTATCAGTTGTAAGAACTCGGTCTGCCCTGAATTTATCAGCAATAGCCTTTTGGCCACGTCTTTCAGCAACGTCCGTAACCGCGTCTAATTGAAGGTGGCTTACCACTCCGTAAAGCTCGCTAATAATCTCTTCAGACTTGGATTGACCTCCAGCTAAAGCACCCTTCTTTTGAAAGTTTGCAACAGATTCTAAATATCTCTTTGTTGCATCAATCTCTGGAAGTTTTGCACCACGAGCGTTAGTGGCTCCATCAACATTAAATGGTAGCTTTCTGAATAAACCAGTATTTGAAGCAAGCTCCTGAGGATTAATCCCAGCCTTAACAGCCATCTCCTCAACACGAGCTGGAGACATATTCTTAAACCTAGAAGGGATATTGTACTTATTGTCAGCTACCGGAATAATCTTTGGCAACTGCATGTTGTTTTCAATGACATTACCAAACCGATCGTAACCAAGACGCTTACTCTCGTAATAAAGAGACTTGATTGCCTCAAAAGCCTCCATCACTGGCTTTCTGTCTTTTACAACGCCCTTGCCTAGCTTAATCCCAGACATTGTCTCTAGGTCTAAACTTCCATCTGGCATTACTGCATCAGGGAAGTGCTTGGCTAAGATATCTAAAGTCTCATACATTGCATCATCAACTGAATGAGTGATCCCATTCTTCAGGGCGTAACGAGTCTGATCTACAATTACAGAGTTAATCTGAGACTTAACCTTCTGATTGAGTTCATCAATATAACTTATCGATTCACCACTAGATGTTTTACTTAATCTTCTAACATCAGTCGTTCCAATAGCATTAACGTCCTGTCTGACTTTGTTTAAACCATTAGAAACAGCAGCAAACTGTGCTTCGTCTTGCTTGGTTATTATTGGTCGGTAAAGTGGATCTTGGCGTTCAGCGATCTCTCTTGAAGTAACTAGACCAAGCTCTGGAATGTCAGAAGCAGCCTGACCAGGAGTAAGGTCAATTCCAAATTCAGATTTAGTTCCTTTTGCAAAAGCATCGGCTTTCTTTAAGGCCTCTGTTTCAATCTTTTTAGATTCCCTGTGTACTCCAATCGACTTAATAGTTGATTCATCAACAAGTCCTTGGATTACAGATCCAACAATAGACGAAGCTCCAGACATGACAGCCATCGAGTCTGGGCTTGTTTTACCAATGTTCTTCTTTGCAAATTCAATAAAGGCTGGGTCATAGAAGTGTGAGGCAAACTTTTCGCCAGCATTAGTTCCTTGAGTAAGGTATGCAGCAGCTCCACTTACTAATCCTTGTCCCAAGATCTTAGCCCCTTTTAAAGCCATAGATCCAGCCCCAGGAGCAACCATTCCTGCACCAATATCAACAGCCATAGAAGCTGCATCGGAAGGAAGATCAACAACGCTCATTGCGTTTTGCATCTCCTCGTTGAACGCCTTAATAACTTGAGGAGGAGTGTTCTGGTCGATCTTAGTATATTCAAGATCGTCACCCATTCGGTAATAGGTAATTCCATTCTCACGCTTGATATCAGCAGACTGAAATTCTGGTTTCTTGCTTGTTGGAACCAAAGAGATCGGAGTGTTCTTCATCTCCGCCTTGGCAGACTCTCTTCTATTTTGCTCTAATGCATTATCCCAAGATACTTGGATATTGAAGTTAAGACCGTCATCAACAGGAACAACCTTGTCACCATGGCCTAGCGACATGAGGATTGAGTTAACCTTCTCAACATCGCTTGACGGAGCTCTGGCAACGTCAATAACCTCTTCTTGAACTGGAGCAGGACTTGGAGCCACTGGGGTGTCAGATATCATCAATGAAGGATCTGTCTGATCTGGTTGCACGCTCTGAACAGGAGCCTTTGCTGTTGATATCTCCATTCCAGGAAGACTGACCGATTCAATCTTTTCCTGCTTAGGAGCCAGTGAACTAGGTGACTGTGAGTGAGGATTATCTAGTGTAGCCATTATTTTTGAATCTCTCGTTTTGCATCTTGGATCATTCTATCCGCAATCTGTTTGATGATTCTAGGATCTTTTATTTTTGGATTTGCAGCTCTAACCCTAGCCTGAACTTCTGATGGGCTAGAAATAGCGGTGTCGTAATCAGTGCCGCCAAGGTGGCGCTTAATCATGGATCTCATAGTCTTACCGCCAGCCCCGGTAGTCATAAACTGTCTAGATGCTGTAGATTGGTAATTAGATCCGTTGTCGATCTGTTCTTTAAGAGACTTACCAATACTGTCTTCTGCTTTCTTTTGAAGTCTTTGACCAATTCGTTGTGCAAGTTTTAAAGTCTTTTCGTTTGGCTCAATGTTTGGATTACCAAAAACAGAAGCAATGTATTCTTTCGCTCGGTCTAAGTTATTTCCGATACCAAGCTCTAAAACGTCTCTATCAGACAACTTTCCGCTGTCCATAGCCTTTGCCATAACGTATGAGAACTGATTCAATTCTTTAGACGTATAGCTCATCTTCACGCCGTTTTTGTCAGTTTTACCTGCAATTACGTCGTTAATAAGAGCCATCTCTTTTTTGATAGGATTGTAGATTTCATTGACGTCCTTCATGATTGGTTCAACAATCTTAGGAAGACCTTCCTCTAATTTAGCAATTCCAGACATAGTATCAGCCGAATGCTTAAGCGCCATAGCCTGGCTAACAACCTTGACTGATTGATTTCTTAAATCTGCAATCTCTTTTTTGGTCATTCCAGAAGAGTTATTTAAACGAGCCTGAATTGTTCCAAGCTCATTTGAGAGTCTTTGGGCGCTTTTTTCCATTCCACCAACCCCGCCAATTTGGCTGAGATTTTCTTGAGCCTTTCCAACATCGGCAAGAGCGTTCTTAAGAGGATTAATCCTAGCAGAAGAAGCCTGTATTATGTCGTCTCTCTGCTTTAGGATCTGCTCCTGAGCAGCAACAGTGGCTTGAGTTGGCGGTCCAGAAGCCAACGCCGCGTATCTATCTCCAAGAACCTTTAGCTTTTCTTGTTCAGCGTCTCCTAAAGACGTTGCATAGTCAGGGCCTGTTAGTTGCTTCTGAGTGTCTGCAAATCTATTTCTAGCGGCAGAAGCTCTTGCAAGAAGATCTTTATCGCCCAATCCCTGTTGAGATGTGGCGGACTTAGTAAGATCGAAATACTCTTTGTTGTAATCCTGCATCTTCTTAATAACCATCGGAAGATCGGAATAACCAGCAGTAGAGAGTAGATCTTCAAGACTTTGCTTCTGGGCTATCATCTTAGGGTCTTGGCTTGCTGGATTGTTAGGATCATCTACAGCTCTTGCGATCTGAAAGTACTGCTGAAAGATAGGAACGTTCTGTTTATCTCGAATAATTCCATTTTTAATAGCGTCTGAAAAAGTAGGCAGATTAAAAGAAGCTCTAGTTCTGTTGAGCTCATCCATTGCTTGGATCTTTAAATCAGAAGGTGTATTTGGATCTGTTACAAACTTAAGATTATCAAAAGTCTTTTCGTTTACTTGTTGCTTAAGTTTTTGGCCTTCCAGTTGCAACTTCTGCTGCTCAACAGCGTTGTTCATCTTAGCCGTCTCAGCAGCTTGACCAATTTTCATCCCAGTATCAAAAGCAGATCCAAACTGTTGAGTCAGTTGAATGTTTCCAGCTAGAGCTTGAGCAACGATATCAGCAGCCATAAATCACCCCATTTTCCCAACAGCCTTACCAGCTAGCGCCCCAACAGCAGATCCAACTATAGTATTGTACATTCCTTGCCTTGCTTGCGCAGAGTACAGATCTCCAACGTTTCCAGCTCCAGCGGTTGAAGCATAACCGAGCTGAGTGTTGACCAGGGTCTTTTGTTGGTCTGACAAAGCATTCAATATACTGTTTGATTGATTCATCGATGTAGCGGCATTTTGATTAATATTACCAGCCAAGGCTCCATAAATTGAAGCGTTCTGGGCGTTGATATTTCCAAGATTCTGAATGTCTTGCTGACGAGCTAAGCCCGCTTGCTGACCAAACAATGCGTCGGCAGCCATTCCAGCAGAAGAAGATGAAGCGCCAGTTCCCATTCCAGCAACTTGACGGTTTAAGTTTTGCTGTCTTTCAATTTCAATTTGCTTTGAAATAGGTCCAGAATTTTGTCCAGACATAGCTGCACTTTGAGCTGCAAAACCTTGAGCAAGCACCGGACTGATTTGAGCAAGTAACGCACCAAGAGAATCGAGTTGAGACTTTTCAAAGCTTAAGAACTGTTGTTGATTTTGAAGTGCCAATGCTCTTTGATTGAGCATCTCGGCAGTGGGTTGAGCCATGTTTACCGCTACGCCAGTTTCAGACCGAACGTTCTCAGCAGCAGCTTGTGCCGCATCTCCAGCGTCTTTAGGGCCAAAGTAAAGAACCTCAGAAAGACCAAGTGTTCCAACTCCAGCGGCAACTCTTCCTACAGTATCAAAAAAACCCATGATCTACCTCTTTCTAGTCGCTACGATTGAAAACCTGTTTGATCCAGCAGCAACCAATGTGTTTGCAGAGTCAGACGCCCCGACTACTGAAACTGTTATCTGACCAGGAGACATCTTACTTATCTGTCTAATCATTCCAATATTAGCAACAGCATTGGCCCCCGCTGTAGACGCCGAACTGAGTGACTGACCAGAAGTGAACGACGAAATATCATTGTTACCGATGTTATTAATCCTTGCTCTGGCGGTAACTGTGCATGATCCGGCAGCCCTAGAGAAAGTAGCTAGATATTTAAACTCGTAATCACTCACACCATCAACAGCGTAGTTCTGTTGAAATAGGGTTCCTGCGCTGGTTGGAAGCGCAGAAGAGGTATAGTAACCAGTATGATAAAGCCTTGGTTCGTAATGCTTGGTTTCTTCTCCAGAGAAGATAGAAACGCTTTGGGTTTGAATCTGAGTTAAGAAAAGGTTTGTACTTGCTAAGTATTGATCAAGCATAAACAAGTCATCAACGTTAAACGATGACGCATTTCCTACGAAAATCTCAGAAGAAGATGTGTAGTTTTCAAATTGGAATACACTAACACTTCCGCTTGAAGACGAAGAGAATCCAATAGAACAAAGATCTCCGGCAGTAGTGTCTGATGCTCCGATTGCTAATTGAGATGCAAACTCATTATCGACAAATAAGTAAACAACTCCATTTAGAACCTTGATCACATACTCATGAATTACAGTTGTATCTAGAGGAATAAAGATCACTCCAGCATCACCAAAGTCAGAAATGGTAACGCCTTCAGTGGTGAATGAAACTGTGAAAGACCTATCTGCTGCGTCTTGTCTTACTTGAAGTCTAAATCCAGTCGCGGAAGACGTTGTAGCGGTTGTGTCTGAGACAGACTGAACAAGCATTACTAACTTAATGTATGTATTAACAGTTGCGCTGGTAAGAGATACCTGAGGAACTGAAACAGACATTGAACTGGATGCGTTTGTAAAAGCGTTGTAAATACTGCTTACGTTTGTAATCGTTCCAGAAACAGAGAATCCAGTTGGAGCTGCTGAAAACATTGAAGCAACTTTTGCGGAAGGAATGTTTGCAGCAGGATCATACTCTCCAGAGAAGAATCCAAGCAAAGATGATCCTATAGACATAGATCCAATTGGACTAAGAAGTCCAAATGTTCCAGTTGAAATCTGAGTACCTTCTGCGACTCCATTTACATAAAGATTAGCAAGTCTAGAACCAGATGCAGGAGTGGCGTCAACAGATACTACGATGTTAAACCAGTTGCTTCCTGTGATGTTGGTCGTTCCAGTGATAGAAACAATGGCTTTTCTGGTGCTGTTTTCAGCAATGGAAGAAGTAAAAGAGAACTTAGCAAATCCGTTTGATGTGCATGAGATCTGTCCATTGATTTGAGGAATGGTTGCAATAACAGAACTCGTCTGAGCTCCTCGAACCCATAAACCAACAGTGATCTTTCCAGAAACGTTCTTAAAGAATTGCTGGAACACGTTGTTTGAAGCTCCACCAGCAATTAGGCTGCCCTCTCCAAACTTCTTGTTTGTAGTATCAAGAACTGTTGCGCAGCTCTTTTGGAAGGTAGTTCCAGGGGTCTGAGTGTAAGCTCCAGATACGGAAGACGAGACTTCATCAGCAAAGGTATTGAAAGTGTTAACAGTAAGAGCTTGAGATGAAGCAGATACAAGATTTGCAATACTAATCTCGGGAGCGTCTTCCCAAGAAGCCTCACCGCTAATTGATTTAATCATGTAGCGAAGGCGCAAGATCTCATCTTTAACCGAAGCTGCGTAGTTAGAACCAGAAATTGGACTTGGGTTAACAGTTTGTTGAGCGGCAGTTAGATTGAACACGTTATTCACAGTAGATGCGCCCTCCATCTCAGATGCGATGAAGTTGTTCAAAATATTATCGAACTCGTTATTCAGATCTTCATCTGTAAGAGTTTCGTCGTCTAACCAAATTTTTACACGATTAAAGAGCGCCGAAATAAGTCACCAACTGCTTTCTTTGAATAGTTTAGTTACTGCAAACCTACCGCCACCAGACAGGCTTATATGTTCTTTCATACTTCTAATAAAAACGCTTTTATCTTTAACATAAGCAATTAAATCACATCCAAGTTGACTTTGTACCACTGGTGTAACAGTTAAGCAGCCCTTTGTCCTTCTTGATACAGACTTAACCTCAACGGTTACCCATTTGTCTCCCGATTTATATGAAACGTCTGGACCGTATTTCTTTGTTATTCTAGCCTCACACCCAAGATCTTTAAAGAAGTTATAAACCAAAACCTCAGCGTCTCTTCCTTTTCTGTGTATTGGGTTAGCCGTATCGTCAATAGACGAGATTCCTTTTAGTCTGTTCCTTCGCTCTGCAATTATAAGAGAGCAGTCATAGCAAACTCTGCCAGATGCGTACTTGCCATTTGTATATAACCTATATTCTTTGGGTCCAGGAAAGGTATCAAACACAACAGAGCACTCTTTGCATGGTTGTGTGATCTTTGGAGACTTAGATCTTCTGATATACGGTTCTGTCTTCTTTCTTACTAATACCCTTCTCGAAACTCTTCTGCACTGATTACAGAGAGCACCCTGTAACTTCTTTCCGTCTAAATCACGAAACAAACCAGGACCATAGTTGGTCCGCTCTTTTGTTTCTTTGCATGATCTACAGACGTACTCACTCACGTTATGTATCCTCCGGCGCTTCACCTTTATCCTTCTCACCAGAATCGCGATATGAAACCGTGATTCCAGTTAGACGGAAGTTATGCGCATCACTGTTATAAAATTTTAAACTAAGACTTCTTCCTCTTCCAGTAATCTTCAACCTTTGCTTTCTAGTTGAAGTTCCCTGAAGCCTTGACTGATCCAGAATGAACGAGTCAAGCTGGTTCGCTTTTCCAAGATTGAACGATTTTGTACCTTGCTTGCGACCTTCTATGAACCAATCCATAGACAGGGTTACATTTCCTGTTGGAATGTACTCAATCTCAACAAAGTCATATAACTTGTTTCTTGGGTCCTTGAAATCCATGTGAGGAGTCTGGAACTCAGAAGTGTATACCGATGCATCCGTTCCAACGTATCGTCCCGCTTGATCCATTAAGTATACAAGTCCGTCCGAACTGCCATACATTAGTTCATTTACGAGAGTTACGTTTTTACGAAGTCCCAAGCTATTAGGCTGGAAGGCAGTCAGGAAAATCGCTTTCGGAGTGTTTTCACTGTAATCAAACTTCACAAGGAAGTTATTTAAGAGCGAAGAAGCGCCCCGATAAAGGAAGTATGCCGCTCGTTTCGCTTCGTGCCAAATTGCTTGCTGTTGACCAATCCCAAGGGAAGAAGTGTTCTCGTCTACCAAGGTCTGGATTCCTAAAGCCCTGTAAACGTTCGCAGCTTCGATTCCACCTAGGTTTAGAGTGGCAGATAGACTTTGCAGCATCCGAGTGTCTTGGATCGCAAAAACGTCATCCTGAAGGGCTATAACACCTAACGATGAGGCAACCCCAATGTCATTGTTCAGCTTTGCAAAGTACCAACCAATCGGATTCCCAATGTCTGGTTGCTGAAGTTGATAAAGACCTTTTGGGTACTTTAAAACATGGAGCTTATTTTTAAACTCGAAAGCCGCCTGAACTCGTTCCCCCTCGCCAGGGTAAACGTTAAAAAGGGCAGTATTGAATGTGGTCGTAATTGTAAAGTCTTCGTGGCCTAACTCTGTTGAAGAAACAGTATTAGAACTACCATACACAAAGTGAGGCAGATTGCTCTGACCGAAAACAAAAACACGGTTAAAGAAAGAAACGCCAGATACAGGATACCGATCATGTCCGGTGGATCCATCCCAGTCAGCAGCAGGCTTTTGGATATTTCGTCTAGTAACTGTCCCATTCTCTAACACCTGAATTTGCGATCCACCCGTGAAGATGAATAGCTTCTTAGGATTAGATGTTCCACCTGTTCCCAAGAACTCACGTCCACACTCTACAAATGTTACCTGACCAATAATTGACAGTCTAGCAGGAGCGGTGTTTCCAGTGTCGTCCTCAACCGTAGAGGGAACTACTTCAATAAATACATAAGGATTTGAATAGCTGTAGACTCGTCCGTTCTGGGTAACAACAATAAGCCTCTGAGTTGCAGAATCGGGCCACCAGTCATAAACGCCTACAATCTTAGCCGGCCCAAGCGCAGGATCATCAACGTCAACAATGTGATCATAGTCAACGCCGTTGTAACTGAAGAACTTAATGTAAACGTATGCTCCGAAACACTTCTCGGCTACACCATTTCTCAGTTGAACGTTCTTTGCTGAAATTAATCTGTTTTCTGGAATTAAATTAGGGGCGACGTCTGACATCAGACCGCCCTGACCTACTGGTATCTGGATCTGCTTTCCTTCATACATTAGTAAGTCCAAACCCCGTACCAAGGACGCTTAGGACCAGAAGTCTGCTCCATTCTTGGAATCAATCGAGCACGGTCATAACTAGAACTAGATCTCTGAGCCTTCGCTTCCTTAACCATCGAAACAAAAGCCGCTTGAGTCTGTTGGTAAAACTTGTCAGCACTATTGTCGCCCTTATCAAGCAAGATGTAATAAGCGACTCCGTAAACCAGCGCCATACGATGAATGATCGGGCACATCGGGCTAGAGCTAGAAGAATCGGTCAAAGCTGTTGGTATTTTGACGTAATCAATCTCAACCCTACACGCTTCGTTTGGGTTAGAGTTGATACGAGCAACATACTCGTTGGTAGCGACATTTGCGTACTTAATTGCAAACTTATCTGGGATACAGGTACGAAGATACGTGAGAGGAAAGTCTCTCAACATGACGTTCATATCTGACATCTGAGCCTGCTGAGTATTGTTAGGAATACTTGCAGCGTTGATTCTCATTGCTCCAACAAGGCGAAGAACGTTAGTGCCAAGGCTATAATCAAGGGCATACAGATTACAGTTATTAGTTGTAGAGTCCTTAATGTACGCCTGGTCAATGGTCGCAGTGGTCGATGTTCCAGAATGTGCTGAAATCCTGTAAAAGTCTGAATCCCCATCAAGATTAAGGTAACGACCAAGAAGGTTTTCAGTAGGAGTAGTTTGAAAGGTAATGGTTGTAGAATTTTGAACAAGGGCAACATCAATCTGTACCACAGTCTTTAATGCAAAACGAATCGGCTCAGCTTCAACTGCCCAAGGAAACGGCTCTCCCATTTCAACGTTGAACTCATTGGCCCCAGACAAGATAGCCATCTGAAGGCGGTTCAAGTAAGTAAGAGCGTCTGGTCTGAACTCAGAAACGTATTGTGCGCCAATTACGGCGTTTGACTCCCCAGCAAAGTCCAGAGCCATACTGATGATATCTTGACACGTTGTCAGTACAGCCACTTTTAAACCCTACTTTCTTACGAAATAAGCAACCATCAATGTATTGGACGCATTGTTTGATCCACTGAAGTAACCAACAACACCCTCTTTAGCATTTAATACTACACCCTCGCTTGGGCTTAGATCAAAGTCCACATAAGACAGGCTTGGTAAAGACTTCTGGTAATCAAACAACTGAGCAACCCCAAGAGAGTTAGCCTGAACAGCAGTACTTGGAGCAGTCGTAGCAACTAGCTCAATGTAGTAATAAGAAGCGTCTCCGCCAACTGCGGCAGTTGATCCTTGTTGCCAATCCAAAGGAGGATTGAACATGATCACCTGTTCTCCAGCCGTGTAAGCAGATGGAGCACTTTCGGCAGTCAGGGTAACCATGTTTGTTCCATCGTAGTAACGAAGAACATAAACAGGAGATCCAGCCTCAGCCTGTGTGACGTTAAATCGAATAACCGAGAACTTCTCTTTGCATCCGATCATGAATCCATCGTTATTAGTCGTGCTGAAGATTGTGGTTGTGGTTCCAGCAAGTAACGTCGAATTCAAAGAAGCATCAGGAGTAGATGCAGCCGTAATCGAATAACAAATCAAAGAATCAGTACTAAACTTCTTACCAATGCCAACATTGATAGCTCCACCTGTTCCGTTGAAAGCCTTGGCCTTCAAAAGCTCAATCTGAAGATTGTCAGCTAAAAGTACGACCGGAGTATTACAAGTTTCCTTGTACGCCGACCTTGCTACTATGACGTTCTGTCTTGACATTGGTTTCTACCTTTTCGTTTTGTTCGTACTTCTCGTGACGAGTGCCTTCTTCGGTGTAAACCTGACCAGCAAACTCTCCATCAGTGAAACGGTAAAGGATGAACTTACCGTCTTTGCATTCTCGAATGTGATTTCTTACAGCTACAATCTCGCCAGTCTTTGGATCACGAAGCGCAGTGCGAAGGTCTAACTTCCCAGTGTGCTCATCCAAAATAGGCCATACGATCTTAGTTGTTTTCTTTGTAAGGGTTTTTCTAGCCATTTAATTATCTCCCGATTGCTACACATTTCAAAACTGTTGCAGCAGGGGTTGCTAGAGCTCCAAGCTCTACCAATGGTCCATCAGCAACAGCAGTATATTCTGCCTCATAGATTCTTATCTTAAGGTTTGATTTGTCAAATTTATAAACATAACCGTCGGCAGACATAGCGTCAGACATAAGCAAGTCTTGAACATCGTTTGGAAGTCCCATCTTGCCTTTGTCCAAAGGAATGCCGCCTGCTGGATAAGTCAATGCGCCATCTCCGAATGAAATGTCTACATCGTAACGCTTGTCTTTATCAGAGATAACACCTTGAGCTAGGTTTACCGAGTAACCCACATCAGAACTGGAAATAGCTGCCATTTTAAAATCCTCTTTAAATTTAATGATCTAAGGGCAGCGCAGAACCCTACATGAAACTGCGCCACCCCTAGAACTTTATCACGCGCTCTCTACGAAGCTAGCGTTGTTAACTAACGATTCAGGGCTGAAGTTTACGCCAACCATAGCGTATCCAGCACCAGCAGCACCGCCGCCAGCAGAAGCAGTTGTAACTTCAAACGAAATTACATCTCCAACTTGAAACTGAACCGGATCAATCATTTTTCCATAACGCTTTCCAGCGACAACGCCGGTTGGAATCGTAATGGTGTCAATCGAAACTTCGCCAGAAGACGAACCAACGGTTGGACGCTTTTTAACAGTGACAACAATGTTTCCAGAAGAAACAGTTGCAGTCGAGATCAAGAAGCCAATGAATTCTAGCATCACAGGGTTTTGGCAAACGAATTGATTTACAACCGCTGCCGATCCCAAAGACTGTGCTGCTACAACCAGAGGCAATGGACTAAGATTCTTTTGAACGTACATTTTATTTTCCCTCTAATTTACTACTTAAATCTTTGATTACCATATTGAGCCTTTCTATCTCCGCTTGCAAGTCAACCTTACGTTGTCCAGCAGGTTGGGATTTAGACCATAACTCTAGGTTCTCAATTCTATTGTCATCTCGGATTCCATTCTTGTGATGAACATTTTCATGCTTCTCAAGAAATCTTCCAAGATGTCTTTCCATAACGAGACGATGCTGCCTGATGAAGTAATTTCTACTACCTCTGGCTTTTCTTGCTTGTACCGTAGGATGGTCTGGAGCTGTCTCTTCAACATATCCGTTTGTAATCCTTGTTTTACCAGCAATAACAGGGTCCCTGTAATCGTAACCGCATCTCTTTGAGCAGAAGTGACCAGCGTGGTTCCCTCTTTTTTTAGCTCTTTCGAGATGACACCTGTGAACTTCGAATTCTTTTCCACAATATAGACAGTTCTTTTTTGTGGAACTTTTCCTAGAAAGGCCAATACATCTATTAGAGCAAAGAGATGCATAACGCATATACTTTGAGCTCCATCTAGATATAAAAACCTTTCCACAGACTTTACATTCTCCATTCAGGTCAGGTCTTGTAACCTTTCTTCCCATTTATAAGGCCCCCTTTACTTGCAATTACAAATAAAAGGAGCCTATGTAAATGAAAATAAAAGTATCAGAGGCTACCCAACTTAATCACCTTTGCCTCACCTGGCGACGCTGTGTCCCAAATGCTTCCAAACTCACAGATACCGTACCAAGCGATTGCTTTTTGACGACCGAAATCCCGAGGAATCTCAGCACGCAATTCTGGATCCAAAACAACAGCCATAGCTACTGCTTCTGAACCGAAGAATACGCCTTCGCCCAATACTCCGCCAGTTCCTACAGCGTTATCGAGAGCATCAAAGTTGTTGGACTCGATAATACGAATCCCTTCGATACGACCAATCTCGCTGTTGTACTTCGACTGAGGATCAGTGTACTTGTGCCATTGTTCAAAGTTAGGATCTGATTTCAGTCCTCGGCAAGCCTTAGTAGAAAGAATTCCGATATAATCAGAACCTTCGTAGCTAGGAACTTTCAAAGTACCTTTCATGTAGTCGCGAATTTGCTCAACATGATACAAATTCAAGTTTGAACTTGCAGTTGCAGGATACGATCCGTTAGTTCCGAAAGAGATCGAGCCAGCTCCGGTAGGAGTAGCAGCAATCTTAACGTCGCTTGATTGGAAAGCGTCAGCAGCAGCAGAATCCATAACAATCGCCATCTGATCGCGCAAAGTACGTTGAATGATGTTCTCAACATCGTACTTCGACAAATCATCTGACAAACTGGTGTAAGGAACCGCACGGCCCCACTCAGTAACAGTGATAACTTTTGTTGAAAGGGTCAAAGCACTTTCAGGAATGTTTACACCTTCAGAAATCCGTCCATCGGATGGGATTGCCAAAGTAGAAACACGAGTGATTGTAATGCTCTCACCTTGTTTACGTCCATAACCAGCTTCCGGTCGGACAAATTGCATGAACTTCGTCTCTGCAATCGCTGCGTAACGCAATGATTCCGAAAGAGCTTGGTTCTTGTATGTTCCGGTCGGAGCATCCATCGTCCAGCTAAAATTAGCCATTTAATGCCTCCAGGTTTTACCGAAACACCCCTACGGTGCTCGGCTATGAGTTAACGGGCTTTCGCGCCTTGGCCCGTGCCTTTAATTGCTCAACCATGTTCTGGGGAACAGTTACCTGAACACCAGTCCTAGTTGGTGCTCCACTAGAAGATCCTGCAACTCTGGCTGTTGTAGACTGTAACTCTTCAGTTGCAGACACTTCGCCTCGAATTGCAGCCACTTCACGTCGAGCTGCTTGCGCTACTATAGATAATTGCTCACTTTCACCCTTTCCTGCAAGAGAATTATCCTGACTTAATCGGGCTGCTACTGCTTGAACCAAAGTACGAGCGTTCTTTAGGTCTGGATAAGTTGAGTAAAATTGTTGCTCAATCTGTTGTTGGCGCTGGGTGGAAGTCATCTTTTCTTCCAAACGACGAACAGCGCGTTCCTCTACAAGCTGGGTATATCGTTTGGTGTCAGTGAAAATCAGGTCTTCCAAGTTCTCTTCTTGAACTGGTTGAGTTGTTTGAGGATGGAACTGGCTCTGTACGGCCTCAAAACGCCCCTTTGTAGTCTCTAGCTCAGCAACATAACCCTGAAGCTCTTGCTCACTAGAAAACTCTCGGTTTCCCAATCGAATCTTCTTAGGGGCTTCAGTCTTTGGCTCTTGAGTAGTGACTGGATCAGTAGTCGTATCTCCAGCGATAGTGTCAGGCATGAAGTCCATCGAAGGAGCAGGGTTTGCTTTTGCTGATTGAGCGTTAGCAATCTGATCCGCGAATCCTGTCTTAGTTTCCGTGGTAGTAGTTTCAGTATTGGTATTCATAGGGTTTTACCTTTCATATTGATTGTTTAGCGTCTGCCATCCTGGACTTGGCAATAGCCTTGTCCAAAGTTCTTGAAAGCTCTCGATACTCGTTAAGCGTATGAGCAAGTGCGATGTACTGGGTACCATCGTAAACACTCGTCCTAACCAAGTTATCCATCTTTCCTAATAGTTGAGAAATTCTGTCGTCAATAAACTCTTTAAAGAACCGAGAGGCAATCTCAGCTTGAGTGCCCCTCTCAACTACGCGTAGGATTTTTTCGTCCATAATTAACCCCTTGGTCCGTTAGGTTGCGGCCTTCCTTGAGGAGATCCACTCATTGAGCCGGTATTCTCACTTCCAGCTTGAGGAGAGTTACCAGGCGCAGAGTTCTTCCCGCCGACATTTCCTCCAGCGTTCATCATCTGCTGCATCTGCATTGCTTGCATCATTCTTTGTTGAGCCGCCATTTGTTCTTGTGGATCCATCTTAAGACGTTCTGTGTTTACGTCAAGCGATCTTAAGATCTCTTCCATAAGTTTTCCCATCGAGTACTTCGCAGAAAACTCCTGAACAAGAAGAGGGCTTGCAGAGATCGTCTGAAGGAAAGCTGTGACTTTCCGATAATCCTTCATCTTGGCAAGGGTCTTAGACATTCCAAATACCTTGAAAACGTTTCCACCAAACATATTGGTAAAAATCTCTTCTGAAGAAAGATTCATCACAGAAGCAGCTCTAATTTCACCTAACAAATCTCTCATTTCGTTCTTATCTAGACGTGAAATGTGCTGAAGAAGTGTAAGCCATAGCTTACGAAGGATTGGCTCAATACACTGATCTTCAATTACTTTTGAGATCCCACCGAATACAGAAGTAATCGTTTGGTTCGCCTCAACGACTTCAGTTGCTTTAACAGCGCGTCCAGGAAGATTGCCCATGCGAAGATCGTTCGTCATTGCGGAGACGTTGAACTCTGCTTGGATGTTCTGAAACATCGCAAGGGCATCTTGTGGAACCGAAGAGGTATCAACCCTCTCCAACACTTTAGAACCAGGAGGAGCTACAGAACTTACTGTGATCGTAGTTCCAGGAGGAATTCCATCACTGAAGTCAGAATCGTTCTCAGCATAATCCGGTCGGTACTGCTTAATGCCGAAAACGCTCATCATAGCGCCATCAACCATCAAGTTCCAAAGCTCGTTCTGCGTAATGTTGTTTGCAGATGGGGCATCCATCATGGCCGTGTGCCATACAGATCCAGGAACTCGAATGATAGGACAAGCTACGAAAGGGCTTTCACCATGCCAAAACGGGTTAGGGCTAGGACCAGCAATAAGAAAGTTGTCATTAGCAATAGTCCAAGTAACGTTCTCATGAAGAATGTCTCCCGTTTGTTGGTCTACAATCGTACCCCAGTACTCGTTAATCTTAACTTTCTGACGGCTGACAAGTGGAATGTTTTGATTGGTTTCACGAGCATGCTCTAGCTTGTAGTTCCAATCTTCAGCGTAATCCTTACCGATTGCTTCAACAGCAGCTTTATCATAAAGAGGGTCATCACCTTCAGAAAGAGCCTTTACCTCGAAGTAATCAAGGAACAACTCCTCCATCTCGTAAAGACCTTTTCCAGATGGGTCTACATAGTAATTCTCTGGCTGAATAAGTTTAAGCCTTGGCTCCCAAGGTTTCTTAAATCCACGTTTAATCTTTTGCTTAATCTTTTCTCCAACAACTTCTTCTTCGAAAACAAAGAAAGGCTTTTTAGTGTACTCACCATAAACCTTAACAATCATTACAGACGCAAGAAGTCCGGTCTTTGTCATGTCTCCAACAAAAGGGAGCCAATCCATCTTCTCAAGATATCGATCAACAATCTTTTTACACTCGTCCTTCGTGATAAGAACGTTTTGCTCATCTCTCCCTGGAGCGTACTCCGCTCTCCACCAGTCAGTCACATCAACGAATGATTGCTGGAAGAACTGAACAGACTGCTCAACAGCCATTTTCTGCTTAGGTAAAAACTCACGGCTTTGACCAGGCTTCTTGTGAGAATAGTCTTGGCGCATGTGATAAACGTCCCAATTCCTACGATTGAGAACTTCGCGGTTTCTTCTAGCCTCTTGAGCCTCACGCTTGTAGACTTCGCTGATCTGGATGATGTTTCCGCTGTTATCTACCTTGGCCGTTTCGACTGTTTCTAGTTCCATTTGTTTCTCCGCCAAATTTAAAACCAGGTATCCCTATGCTTGGTCTACTGGTCTTGTTGTACATTCTCATAAAGCCACTCACTCCGTACTGTAGTGCGTCGTGAATATTGGACTCAAAGTTCTTTTCTGGCCTAATCTTATCAGGCTCTTTCTCAAAATACCGCTCTGGATAATGATAAGCCCCATCAAATCCCCTTACAAGGACAGGACAGTTTGGAATGTTTACTATTATACCAGGCAAACCGTGCTTCATCGAGGTAAGCAGGATCTCAACAGAACGCCTTCTCTCCTCCCAACCATTGGCTCCAGGCTGGATCTTAAAGTACTGCCCAAAGACCATTGCGTACGTTCTTTCGTCCACATCCCTACGATTAAAGGCAGTCGGGTCAATAAATGTAAGGAAGTCTTCTTTGAGGTTTCTCCAGTCCCTAAAGTCTTTCCTTAGTTGACCAATAATGTACTCAGAGAACCGCTCGGCTCCCATGTTTTCGGCTGTGTATTCTTTTAAACACACCCAAATACCTTCTTGGTACTGAGAAACAAGGGCAGCGGGTCTTAAGCCTTGGTCTAGGGACAAAATTAAAGGAAGGCCAACATCAGGCAGGATCTCATCCGTCTCACCGTGAACGCGTTTTGACCAATCTGGGAACACAGGCTTTCCAACCTTAGTCTCCCAAGAGATCTCGTACTCCTGCATCCACTGATGGTAAGGCATAGAGCCTTTCTTCTGCTTAATAACCGCGTCCGAGTACTTCTCTTTATCGGCGGTATAGTGAAGCTGAATGATCACAAACGCGTTCTTAGCGTTTCTCCAGACCTCAACACCTTCAGTAGGAAAGAAGTGCTTTGGCTCACTAGAGGGCATATTGCCATCAACACAATCAAATACGATGTCATGGAAGAAGCTGGGGGCAGCCGAGCTAATGCAAGTCATTGCACCCCTAGCGCCAAGTGTAGGCATTGCGGCAGAGTACGTTTCCTGTGCTTTATCCCAGAATGCCATCTCGTCACATAACATCCTTGAAAATGTATACGAACGAGCCTGGTCTGCCCCCTCTGGAAGCGCCAAGCAACGGGAAGCAAACTCAGCGTTCCTAATCTCACACCAAACAAACTCTAACTTTGGACGAAGCTCCTTAGGCCACTTCTCTTCTGGAATATTATCATGAATGAACTTCATTCGCTTTAGAAGCTCGTTAGCCGTGTCTTCTTTCTTAGACATACAGCCAATAAGACGACCGCGATTAAACCACACGTCCCAAAGGTGGCAAGCAACCATCACCCAAGAAACCATCATCTGACGAGACTTTGGAATGGCCAAAAATCGCTCCTTCTTCCAGAGCTTCACAATTGTTTCGATGTATTTCTTATTGGTAGGGAAGGGCTTTATAGGATTGTCGATGTCGTTTTCATCTAGGGTATGGACGCAATCCTTAATCCATTCCCATGGGTCATTTGCCCAAATCTCTAATCTTCTTGCGTAGTGTTCAATTTGGTCTGGTGTCATATTTTAAACCCAACCCTGGAAAACATGACTAAACCAGGGCTGGGTCTTTGTAGGGTTTAACTTATTAGCACATCTTTTTAGCGGCTTTTTTAACCATCTTTTTAGCTACTGCTTTTTTTGCCATTTTCTTAACTGCTTTTTTTGCTTTAGTTTTCATAATTACTCCTTAAGTAAGTATTTTTTAATACAAGAATCATCATTTAAAGCGTACCAAAGCGCAATGTCAACAGCTCTCATGTTGGGGCATGTCTTGCCTTGTGTTCTTGCGGTATCGAATTCGTAGTGACACCAGATCTCTGAGTAAGGAATTTGATAAATCATTCGTATACTGTCTAGCTGATAACGAAGTGACTCGAACTGCTTAGGAGTGAACTTGTCAGTTCCTATGAGGCAAATCCCAATGTTACCCTTGTTGTGCATTTCAACATGGGCACCGCTCTCATTTAGTCCTCGACCCTTTTGAACCTCTCCGTCCGGTTGACAGACCAGATGATACCCAATGTCCTTGAATCCCCTCGCCAGATGGTCCTTCTTTATCTCCGAGATGTCTTTTCTCTGTCCGTTCTTGCTTGCTGAGCAGTGAATCGTTATTTTGTTTGGTTTTGCTGTTATTTCTTGAGCCATAGAATTTATCTACCCAACACTTGAAGCATCCGCTATAGGCGCAGTTCATTCATAAATGATCACTTACGAACATGCTCTAAGTAAAACAAAACTTGGCCCTCAGTGACAGCGCCAGAGCACTTTTTTCCTGGGTCCTTATACTTTTCAACGTTTAAGATCACCTGCTCATACAAGCAGCCAAGATCACGGTAAGAAATAGCGGCGTAGTTATCGAAGTCCTTACTCATGCATGAAATGATTTGTTGATCTTGCCTGCGCTCAATCCCCGCAACAGACGAAGATCCCGCCCAAATCTTACCCTCCCAAGGAGGTTGAGCGATCGGAGTCGCGCAAGATGCATAAATCATGCATAGAAATAACGCGTTAAGGCTTAGGCTTATTCGGGTTAAGTCCATGCATCATATCTTCCAGGGTTTTTGTGTCTTTGTCTTTCAAAGATACCGCAACAGCATCATTAAAACGCTTCATAGCCTCTTTTCTCTCTTGGAGATCAGAGTACTCCTGAAACATCTTTACCACCTTGTTAAAGGCAGAAATAAGGTCAGGCATCATCTTAACTAAGGCTAAAAACGCGCTTAAGTAAGCCATTACTTCAAGTTCTGAGGAACTACTTTATCTAAAAAAGAGCTAAGTCCAGATAGGATCTGACCAATTTTTACAACAGCAGCAGCTCCGATATCCAAGAAGCCTTTTACCAACAAAAGAAGGCTCTTAGGTTTTTCAGTTTTAAGCAAGCGCATTGCCAATTCCAATGCAACAGCTACTCCAGTAGCAGCAGCAGGAAGGTTGTTTGATACGAATTCTGCGATTTGATTTAAAATTTCCATTTTACTTGTCCTCCAGTTTACCAATTCTGTGTTCGTGCGTATCAAGTCTAGATATCGTCACAGCCACCTTGATGTTCAGCTCTTCTACTGATTTTTTCAAGCCTGATAAAATATTTAGACCATAAAGAGCTATCGGGACCATCACGGATTCTACAATTGTCTTGATAGTCTCATGGTCCATTTTTAAATTCTCTCTCTAGTCTAACGCTTCGACAAGTTTTTTATCGCAGTGCAAGTATTTAGCTCCAAGCTGTTCGCATCCTTCCACCTTAATAAGATAAGCCGAAGTTCCGCATCCAGCGAGTAAATATAAGCTAACTATCAATGAACTAAACAAAACAAGGCGCATTATAAATCACCTTCCTAAAATTAAACAATCAGCTTGAGTGTCCCTGTTTCCTGGGACGTTGTAGTTTGAAAAGATAAGTCCAAAAGCCGTAGTTGTTGGAGCTGAACCATTTGTAGTCATGAACGACGTATTACTGTTCCCTTGAGCATCATAACAAATCAAATATGGCGCTCTTGTAAAAACTCCAGAGACAAAATTGATCGTGTAATCTCCGGTAGATGCTCTTGTTATCGAAGATATAAAATTGGTTGTCGTACCAGATTGATCATAAATCGTACAAGGAGTCGAGGTACACTGTGAGCGCTCACTTGCTCCGCCAAAACTTACCCATCCTGAAACACCTGCACCAGCGTATTTACTCGTCACGCTTCCAACGAGAACAGGAGCCGGTAAAGATTGGTCAATCGCAAAAATGGTCCAACTTGTTCTTGTACCGTTTGTTCCATTTACAGTAAGTGTCCCGGTGTTTATTTTAAATTGAAGTTTTAAAGTAACAGAAGAAAGAGAATTTACGTTGTAAATTCCGCAAAATGACAATCCTTGGTCTGCTCCATTTACTGAAGAGTTTTGCAAGCTAGGTCCTGCAATAACAGTTGACCCATCTGTTAATTGAGCACCTAGAGTCGCTGTAGACACAGTGTTCCTGAATGTTGTATCTGTGCAAACGTAATAATTTCCAGTTTTCTTAGGTGTCCAAACAATTCCAGTTGTGCTTGCGCCTGCTGTTGTTACAGTCCCGAAGTTACTATTTGTCTTCTGAGTAAATGTACACGAAGCATCGTTGGCAGGGTCAGCGTATGTAGAGCTTGTAGTAGTCCACGAGCAATCAGTATCATGATACCCGCTCCATGAGTTCGCGAGTAAATCAGGTCGAACAGCAAGTTCCGAACCCCATCCCGTGATTGGAATATCAAAATTAAAACTTACCCCATGGCCAGAAGAGACTACGTTATTACCGTTTGGCTTTTCTATTGACGCATTGGCACTGGCTCTATATCCAAGGAAAACTTGGTTATTTGTTGATCCATCATAGAAAGGAACTAAACCTATCCCAGATATGTAAAGCGAATTTGTACCAGCTACTACTTCACCAGTTCCTAAACCTTGAGCATTTGAAGAATTAGAAAGTTTAGAAGTGTCTATAGTGTAACCAGAAGGCAACTGGATATAAAATGGTGATGCTGTTGGAGTCCCGACCGTAAAGGACCCCCTAACTCGCATAGTGTCCCCATCACGCTTGTACCAAAAGTTAGATCCTGTAATGGTACCAGCTCCGTTAACCGTCCAGGTCAGATCGTTTTTCCAGCCTTGAATAACCGGAGCTAGACCAATGTTCCTCGCGCGTCCCAAATAGACATCATCCACATAAAGTATTGGTTCATTGCTTGCCACAGAAACAATACGCGCTGAAAGGTTACCGCTTGAAGGTGCAACAAAGTTTAAAGTGCTTCGAACATATGTAAGCGAGCTAGTAATTGTTTGAGAAGCGACAATGTTAGTTCCATCAAACGCTTGAATAGTATGCGTACAGGTACCGGTACCGCACTCAAGGTTTGCACTTACTTCGTAGTTAGCGCCGTAATCACCTGCAGGAATTGCAACAGCAGTGCTTGTTAAAGTCTGAGATGCAGCAGATGAATCCCATGAGGCCGCATTTACACCGGACCCAACGTTTGCAGCCGTTGTCGTTAAAGTATAAGTTCCACCAGACGAAGTCCAACCAGTAGCTGAGCTAGAAGCTTCAAACCCAGGGTTGGCAATGATGTTTGCATTGCCAGTCTCAACCAATGCTTTCACAGAATCAGTCTTAGTGATCTGACTAAAAGGAGCTTGAGTTTCAAAAGATACAGAACTTGAACCGCCTTGGCCCTTTGCAGTGGTAGGAGGAAGTCCTGCGAGCGCTTGCGAGGTAATTAGAAAACTAACTAAAATTGTATTCAAAAATTTCATACTAATCTCCTAAAAATCAATCTGTGAACCAAGCTAGTCCGTAGCTCTGAGTTCCGCTCTCTGAAATAACTCGAATTGTTGGGCACGCTGGTACGTAATCAATCGAACGCCCTGGCTGAAGCTGCATTCCGATAGTTGTTGTTGGATCTGTTGATCCGTAACGAACTCGAATGTTCGCAGTATTCCCAGCCGGTGTGAACAACTGAAAACCTCGGCAGTTAGCAGGTGCCGTGTTTGAGTCCGCCGTTACTGCTCCAACAGTCTCATCAACGTAGGTACTTGTTGAAGGCGTGCTTTGAGTAATTCCGACCACTAGCTCACCTGAAGAGTTTGTCTTGATAGCGCGGGCATTAGTCCCATCGCTTCCCAAGATAAATGCCCCAGTAGTAGGGATAGCGGATCCTGCAGTGGCTTTAATGGTCGCAGGGTCTGTGGCTAACTCCCCAGCACTTGTGATCAACGCTGTATCAGTGCCATCGTTTAGCTGTGTGGACGATCCAGTTGCCTGCACTACGCGAACCGCCCCTGTGGCAGTGCCCGTGCCGTTAGCAATTTTAGTGTTTAAAGCCGACAAAGTTGCTTCTGTCGCTGCTCCAGTAGGAAGTGCAGAAGATGTGATATCAGCATCAACTAACAATTTACCTGCAGGATTTACTTTCACATCAACATAAGTACCGCCTCCTCCAGAAGAAAGCCCATGGATGACAGTGTTTGTAGTAAGAGCTTGGTCTGTCGATGTTATAGCTGAACCAATTTGGTTGATCGTTGCCGGAATGTTAGATCCATTCACGATCATCGTTCGCTGGGTGCCATCGGTTTGAATCGCGCTAGTTGCGGCACCACTTGGAAGCGGCAATGATGATGCAGATACGGGTTGAGTTACACCACTGCCATCAACCGGCACTCTTCCAGAAACAAGAGACGGAGTCTTTGTATCGATAGACCCTAAAGTAGTCTCAGTCGCAGCTCCAGAAGGCAAAGCGCTTTGAGTTACATTCACATCTAATGACTGATCAGATCCTATCAAAGTAGATGTGATTTGATTCCCTAATCCATCCTGAGTAAGAGAATTAACTGTATCGGTTGAAGAGCTTAGATTTCTAATAACCACTTCACCGCTCGTGGTGACTGATACTGCCTGAAGATCTCCGTTACTGTCTTTGCCTCCAATAAGACCCGCTTCGGCAGGAATTGGGGTACCAGGAGTTCCAGAGGTGTTAGACGTAACTGAAGCTTCTACTTTAAGCTGTCCGTCTGAATTGACCTGAAGCGGAGTATAGTCCCCATCTGCAACTCCAGTAAGTGGCCCTAAAGAGTCCTTGCGAACACTGAGAGTGGTTAATCCCTTGTCTCCAGGAATTGTGGCCGCAGAACCAATGTCTTTTGATCCGTCAATAGTGACAGCTCCAGGGGGAAGGTTAATATCAAGTCCATACTTGCCTCCTCCTAGTGAAGTTCCAGTTGCGGCCTTATTCAGATTTGGAAGCTGAATCGAATCAGCGTAAGCTACGTTAAATAAACAAAGAGCTAATAGAATAAACTTTTTCATCTCGGACCTTTCATGAAGTTCATTGTGATGACTCCTTGGTCTGCATCTGCACCTGAAGCCCGTAGCCCTATGCTTTGGCCTGCGTTTAAGATGCAATGTAAATGAGCAGATCCAAGACCCATGAACCCAACTGAAAAAAGATATGCGCCCAAAGAATCCACAACAATAAGTTCGATAGGACTTCCAGAAGTGTTTTCATACTCAATCTCATTTACATCTGCGTTTAATGTGTTCGGAGAAGAGTTGGATCCAGAATCATTCACTAGTTGGATTGCAGTGATTGTCGAGGAATCAATCGGGGTCGCAGTTAAATCTTGGCTAAACTTTTGAATGAGTACCATTATTCCTCCATCATTCTTTTCTTACGAGCTTTCTTCATAGATGGAGACATCAACATATCAGTCATACCTGAGTCAATAGCTTCACCTTTTTTCATGCGTACTCGCTCTTCAACGCGTGGATCTGGTTTTTCAGATTCGATATCCATTCCATCTTCAAACTCAATTTCAGGAACGGATCCTGCGTATTTGATTTGAATCTTTCCAGAGTCGTTGTGTCCTTGGTTGACAAACTTAGCTTGTGTGAAGTGACCTAGGTGTTTATACAAAGGTCCCGATAGGTTTGGTTTCTTGCAGCTCATTTTGTCTTCCCCTTTTGTTTAACGTAGGTACCGTTTTCTTTCTCTTGGATACGTTTTAAGTCTCTTCGAGCAGTCTTTAGATCAACAGGACCGTAACTCTTTCGTTCGGTTTTATTATCGGTGGTTTTGGCTTTCTGGTCAAAAACCTCCATGCCTTTAATCTTCATAACCCCTCCAGAGGATCTTCTTCTTTCGAGGTGACCTCTTCAAACTCAGCCTCGAAGGGAAGTTCTTCTTTTGCTTCTGATTTGTTCTTATTGATGATGTCAAATACCTGGGAAACGAGAGTGGTCTTATTCTCGATTGTTTCTTTTGGTTTTCCTAAGGCGCGGTCCATGAAGTGTTTAGCAGCGTCCAATCTGGTAGCGCCCTTTTCTTCTTCGTCACTCATGAGCTTGTAGGTGGTCATGATTGCTTCGGGAAGAATCTTCTGGAAGACCTTTGTGATATCGGAGTCTATAAGGCTCTTATTTACCCGATTAAGCTCGGCTTGCACGGATCTTGAGCTCAATATCAAATGAACTTGCTTTGGTTTAATTTGGAGTTCTTTAGCGATCACTCGTTCTGGGAATCCGAGAGATGCATAATAGATGACCATTCTAGTTACTTGATCGCCTTGCTCTTCCATTGGGAGATTTGGGATTTCTGAAACGGCGGCTCTTAGCTTTGCAACGGTCTTCTTTCTTCTATCACCGATCTCTTGCATGTTTGAGACGACTTCTCCCTCGGAAAGTAGTTGATGCTTTCGGTGCGTACTATCTCGAAGTTTTCGCTTTACTTTCGGTTTAGGGTTTTCTTCCACTATCATTCCACTATATGTGGTAGGCGACTGACGGTCAAAGGTCAATAAGAGGTGTGACTGGGAGATGGTTCTACCATCCTTGGCGTCCGCCGAAGTCCCCCAGTCAGGCCGTCTAAGGAGAGTCAAACAGCCATAA